CCCTCTTTTGATGCAGTAGCAAAACCCTCAATTTCTCCTTCAGAAATAAGATCAAGAAATGTAGCAAACTGCCTACTGTGTAAAGTATCAGGTGCTCTGGTTGGTTGGGGTGGAGTTGGTGGAGAAGGATTACCACCACTACCTCTAATAATTTTATTTGTCATGCCTGTACCTGTTGTGTATCTACTGCACCGCTTATAACAACTGAACCAGTAAAAATCTCTCCATAAACTATAGGAACAGGTGTACCAGCTCTTGATGTATTTTGTGTGCCTGCAAAGCTATATGAAAGTTGTGGATCCTGTTCTGAATTAAAACCTTCAAATTGCGGTACAGGAAACAACATTTCAGAAACACCTTGCAAAACTAGAGAAGCACCAATTGCACTTGTTAATGTCCCAACACCTGTCATAAAAGCACTTCCAGCAGTAAACCCAGTCATTGTTGTACCATATGCAATTTTTCCACCAGCACCAATTGTCCCAAACATACCAGCACCCGGAAAAAGAAAAGACGTTCCAATTAAAGCTGCTCCCAATAAAACTTTACCAGTGCTTCCACCAGCACCAGTTATAACAGGAAGAATATGAATATCTTCTTGTCCAATAGGATGATGTATTTCTTGCTCATTTATAGTATAATTACCAACTTTTATTTGATAATATTTAGTATTCATAAATTTTTCTACCTGTGAAAAGTTATTAACAAGAAAACTTACAGCTTGTGAAAGTGTATTTACTTTAATATCAAATTCTTTATGACCTACAAATTCTGCAAGATCGCCATACAATTTTAATCTACGAAACATAACGATACCTACCTCCTGTGCATTTTAATAACCATTGAGAATAAGGCTCTCTACAAGATAGTCTATCGGTTAAATGATGTAAAACATCACCATTTAAAAAAATAGCTACATGATTTAAACCTGTAGAACCAATAGACATTAATAAAACATCACCATATAATAATTTTTCATCTGATCTTAATTCTCTAAAACCAGTTCGCCAAGCAAGACTTTCGAACAAAGGGTTAGATATAAACTCTTCGGGAGTTGTAGGCCTATCCCAATCTTTTAATTCAATATTTTTTTCATCTTTGTACCAATCTCTAACTAATGACCAACAATCTGTTACACCCCAAACCCATTGTCTGCCAATAAGAGGAGGTTTATATCCACATGGTTCGCAATATCCCCAACCTTCTGTTTTTGGATTAACAATATGCCATGGCAGATTGCTTTGTTCACAAGCAATTTTATCTGCTTGACTTGCAATAGGTGGTGTTTTTGGATGACTATGAACTATTGCTGTAATATCTCCTAAATTATCTGCTTTGACATAATCTTCTGGGTCTAAAATAAAACATTGATGTGCTGTCAAAGATAAATTACGACAAGCATAATATTTTTCTTTACCTCTTACATTTAACAGAAGACCACAAGATTCTTTTGGATCTTGGTCTTTCGCATGAATAAGTGCATCTTCTTTCCAACTCATGCTATAAACGTACCAATAGATGGAAACTCTGTTCTAGTGCATTGTCTTTTTGGCGCACGAATACCAGCTAAATCAAATACAGCAGCAAGTTCAAACGTAACAACTTCTCTGTTTTCTGCAGATTTACGATCTATTTTATAAATTTCCTGTGGAAACTCGGCAGTTGGGTCTGGTGTCCCAAATGGGTTTGTATTTCCAGAAAAATTAACACCATCAATATAACGTGCTAATGTTCTTATTCTTGTAACTGTTGCACCTGTCAAATCATTTCCTGTGGTTACAGAATTAACATTTAATAAAATCGCTGTAATAGTTCCAAGAGCATTACTAATAGTCAAAGTAGGTCGAGGTAATTGACCATTTGTAAAAGCAAAACCTTCAGCTTGGATTGGCATTTTTATATATGTATTTCCTGCCCAAATAATATTTCCATTTCCAATTGCATTTGTACCAGCATGAAATCTATAAGTTGCTGATGACCCATGTAATGATGTTTCTGTTGAAATACTAAAAAGTTCAATTATTGATGACGGATTAATTTTTTGTAAATCATTAATAATCGGAGTAGTACTCATGGTTCAAATACTTGTCTGAATGTTGTTTGAATTGTAGCTCTATTTAAATAAGAAATTCTTTTTGTCCAAGTGTCACAAATAAATTTCATACTTGAACTTTCTCCTTCTGGTTGATAATCAAAACTTTCTGTAGATCCTCGTGCATCAAGAAATGCCTCAATTGTATCTGCCTGTGATTCTGAAACATTAAATGTAAAATTAAAAACTTTTGGATTTTGATTATCAGGTAATCCAAAAGAAACTCTATGTTCATATCCATCAGCAAAGCGTACAACCCTTTTAAATGGTGCAGACCTTTTTTGTGAACCATAAGTAGGTTTTATATCAGGAAAAGTTGCCATTATGCAAGTAAACCTCCCGGTCTCTTTTGTTTTATTAATTCTGATTGTATTGCAACTGATAAAACTTTTCCTAATTCTTCTCCACCTTGATCGTCTCCTTCTACTGATGAACCTGTAGCATCAACATTAACGACTATATTTGTTGGACCACCACCCAAAGAATTATTAGACAAAACCATTCCAGATCTTGAAGGTGTAAATAATTCTGGACCACGTTCACCAACTAAATATGATTTACCTGACATAACAGACCCACCATTGGCTCTTTCTCCCGAAAAGAATTTACCTAATCCACCCGGCAGTCCTCCTAAAAATGAACTTACACCATATTGTATTAATGCTCTTTGAATTGATCTGAATACCTGTGTTGCAACTTCACCTAAAGTTTTCGTACCAGCTATTGCACCATCAATAGCATCAACTAAACCTGTTTCAACTGTTTCAGCAATCGAACTATATAAAGTTTTTATTCTTTCTAATTGCTGTGCATTTTTTTTGTCTTGTATTTCTTGTTCCTTTGCGATACCTAATTTTTTCTTTAATTCTGCAATTTCTGCATTTAATTGTTTTATCTGTTCATATTTAAATGCTACACCTCTTTTTTGTTCTTTTTTTGCTCTTAAAGCTATTTCTAAACGTGTTATTTCTGCCTTTATAGCCTCCTGATTACCTTCTTCTATTAATTTTTTAGTTTTCTTTCTCTCTTTATTCTGTTTTGCTATGGCAGTAGTAACTAAACCAATTAATGAAACTAACGCTATTAATGGTAATGCGTTCATAGCAATTGCCAAAGCTCCTGTAGATATAGCTAATGCTTTTGTTGCAAGTGAAGCTGTAGCATTTGCTTTCGCAAGTGCTATTGCACCAGCAGATGTTGCTGCAAATTTTGCTATAAGAATTGTTTTTGCTGCAGACAATAACCCTGCGGCTACTGTTGCAGCTTTAAAAGCTAAAGCTACACCTGTAAATAAAGTAACTGTTTTTCCTAATGGTGAATTTATAAATTCAGTTATAACTTCAGTTAATTTTGTTAATCCTCTTATAACAGGTAAAACTGCTGGTGTTAAAGCATCACCAAATGCTCTTGATAAATTTTCTGATTCATTTCCTAACATTTTAAAAACCATTGTCGGGTCATTTTTTATTAGTTCTTTTAATGCTGGTGCTCCATCTTTTTCTATTTTTCTTAATGCTTTAAGTACTACATCACTTGTTAATTTTCCTTGTGCAGCAAATTCTTTAAGTTGTCCAATTTCTACACCTAGCTCTTCTGCAATAGGTGCTAATATTGTTGGTATTTGTTCTGCAATACTTCTAAATTCATCACCTTGTAATCTTCCAGAACCAAGAGCTTGTGCTAATTGTCTGAAAGCATTTGAGGCTTCAATTGTATTTGCACCAGCTAATTTTGCAGCAGTGTTAAATCCAAAGAATGTAGACTTTATATCTTCTACTCCAACCCCTAATGGAGCTAATCGTGATGTAATATTTGTAATTCCTTCAAGTGCTTCTGTTGAACTTAAACCAAAAGCTTTTTGTGCATCAGCAGCAATCTGTTGTGATCGAGCAAATGTTCCATTTTGTTTTGTTAATAATCCTAATCTGACATTTAACTTTTCAAAATTTGTTGCTGTATTAATTGCATTTCTAGCTAATAAAGTAAGACCAACACTTCCAATAGCAGTTCTTAAACCATTAAATGATTGCTGTAATTTATTTGTTTTATTCTGAACATTCTGTAAAGTTCTAGTAGCACCACTAGCATCAACAGTAAGTCTTACATTAGCCTGTGCCACAAATAAAAAAAACCTTTATTTTAGTTTACCCTAATTTTTGTTTTTGTCGTAGTTGTTCTTTTCTTTCTTGTTCACATTTATTCTCATAATACGCAACCCAATATATCAATTCTTCTTCGGTTAAAGATTTACGTAATTCATTAACTGTTTTACAAAGTTCTGTTGCTAGGAAAAATTCAAAATTAAGCCAATTATCCCCCCTTATTCTTTTTTTGCTGTATCTAAATCTAAATTAACATCAAAAAGGAAAAGTTCTAAATCATTAAGAACTTTTTCTGGAAGTGATCTTTGTAATATTGGTGCATCTGACATATCAAAAGCTGATGAACCATCTTCTTTTTGTGCCATTTTACAAAGCAGTTGTGTAGAAACTGTTAAAGCTTCTTCAGTTCCAGCTACCTGTTGAGCTTTTTGCCTGTCAAACCTTGTTATTGGTGGAAAGTATAAATCAATCACAGTTCCGTTAGGAGTTTCTAATTCATACTTTCTTCTTGTAGACATTTCATCTTTATAAGCACCAATTAAAAGGTCTGCAGTTCTTTGATTTGCCATAAATTATTTATATTGCTGATGTTATTGTGCCTGTAGGTTTAAATGTAATGCTAATAGTGTTTGCCTCACCTAAACTAGAACTTTGTTCAAAGTTAGTAATAATACCATTAAAAGATATCTTTTTTGTTGCACTACTGCTATCAGGAAAAAGTTCAAAAGAAGCTGTGCCAGCATCACCTGTAGTTAGCACCCCATCAACAAAAGTAGCTGTCTCACCAGAAGCAGAATCATCATAAAGCAATTCGGCACTTCCTTCTCCTTCAATTAGACCACCTGTAAAACTTTTAAAGGTATCTCCTTGTGCAGTTATTTCTTGTATGTCTTTTGAAATAGACATTGACCAACTTGTTGTACCAAGTACAGGATTAACAGATGAGCCACCATCATCAAATTTGACTTGCCCAACATCACCTTTAACTTTTGCCATGACAAAAAAAAGAATTAATTAGTATTAGTTTAACCTTTTTCTGACTTTTTTACAGTTTTTATTTTTGCTTGTTGTTTTTCCATGTATCTTCGACATTGATTATCCCAATATTGTGGCTCTCTTCTTCCCTTAACAGCTTCAATCACATCTAGCATTTCATCTGTAATTTCAGTCATCATAAATCCTCATAAATATTAAATGTAATTCTTATTTGTGTTTGAAATTTACCTTGTGGACTAGATGCAAAAATTTCTGGACCAACAGGTGAATCAAAGATTACATTTGAAACTGTGACCCTATTGTATAAATCTCTTAGTCTTTTGCCAATAGTATAATTTGATCCTGCACCAATGCCTTCTTCAGTAAATATATTTAAAATAACTAATCCAACAATATTATTTGTAGCAGTACTTGAATCTCCTTGTGTTAAATATTCATTTGAACCAAAACTGGTTATACATTGAACAAAAGTATCTTCAGTTGTTGAATCAAAAGACATATTATTAAATATGACAGGAATAACTGGGCTGGATGCAAGCTCTGTTGACAATCTATTTTCAATAGTTGACCTTACAGTATTCAAATCTAATGCAGACATTTTAAATACCTCGTACTATTTTTTGATATTCTACTCTGGCATACTGTTCAAGCTGTTTTCCAATTAACTCTGGAAACCCTGCAATTGTATTTTGTCTAGTTCTATATTGACCACCCCAAGATGGTGGTAAATTTTGACCAAAACAAACAGGTTCAGCATATTCAACATTGTTTGTAACTGTACCTTGAAATGGTTTTATTTCTGTTTGCCACGCATTTCGTAATCTTCCTGTATCAACTGGCGTAGCATTTTTAACCAATAAAGTCCATTGTAAAGTTGTTGAACGGACTAACTTTACTATTGCTTCTTCCATAACATCATCTATTTGATCTAATCTAATTTGTCTTGCCATAATTACCTCAAAACAATTTCAAAACTTATAGGAGTATTATTCTGTTCATTGGTATTAACTGCAATAATTTTAAATTCAACACTACTTATAACAACTCTATCTTTTGTGGTTGGTACAAAATCCAAATCACTAGCAGCTATTGTTAATATTTTATCTTGCTGTTCAATTAAGTCATTTACTTGAGATCGTGTAACGTTTTCAAGTATTCCTTTTACTGTAGTGTCCGCAGTAGTTTCAGATATTGCTCCTGTTGTTGCATTATATGAACCAGCAGTAACTTTGCGTATAGTTACATTTCCACCTAATTTACTAAGTGTTTTTGATGCAGCTTTTTTAAGTGCATTTGCAAGGCTCATAATAAATAAGCAATTACGGTTCCACTTGAAAGAGTAATACTTGTTATAACACCTTCAATCTTACAGTTTGATTTAAGATCAATACTTGTTAAATCGCCAGAAATATTTTCTGCTACTAACGTAGCTATTGCAGAATCTTTTAGTGCTTGAACACAACCAAATCTGCCTGTATGTGCATCAGTATCATTAATGATTTTAGCTGCTGGATAATAAGTCATTGTTAACTCCTTTTAATTGCGACATTAGCAGGTCCACTATGGCGTAAACCAGTAAAGTATCGCTCAAATAGTGGTGGTACTCTATCAGCACCGACAGCACCATAAAAATTTGGTGTTGCTTCTAGGTTACCAATTTTTACGTTTTTGTAA